ACCTGTCGCAGGAGGTTGTGGATCGTAAGGACGCTGACGCTGAGTTGCAGGCGCAGATCGAATCGTTGCCGCACCTTGACCTGGACTTGCAGGGTGAGGTTGCGAACGTCACGGGCGTTGAGAACTTCGTCAGCATGGGGACGCTGCGGTACAAACTTGGTGAGTACGTCCTGGGGCGTGACGTCCTGGTGTATGAGGCGCAGTTCTTACCTAACCCGTCTGCGATTGGCTTGAACCATGACCTTGTTGGTGGCGGTCGCGTCAAGTGGATTGATGAGTTCCCTGTCGGCAGCGTCATGGTTATTCAAGGCCCTGACGGGACGTTGGCGTATCAGGTAACGAAATCGCAGGCGGCTGGGTCCAATAACCGTGGGCAAGGCTTTGAGGGGAACGTTCTCTTTGAGTCGGGCACGTTCACGAACAGCCAGGAGTTGCAGGTTGGTAGGGCTGATCTTGTTGGTGATGGTCAGCGGCTACTGCTGAACGATGTTGTTGTTGGTGACTCTGCCTGGGAAGGCCGCATCACGACGTTGGAGAACGATGAGGGCTACGACGACGCGGAACTGCGTGAGCAGGTAGATAAGAACACCGCTGCCCTTGCGAACCTTGGCGGCGGCGACGAAGCGCCCTCGCTCCCTGACGGCAGCCCTGTGATCAAGACGATCACGATTACGGGCTTGCTGCAAACCAACACGGAAGCGGATAACACGTTCTTTCCGAAGGACGGATCGGGCATGACTGCCCCCCCGTACACGACGTCAAAGATCACGATTACTACAACGAGTGATGACCCGTATGACTTGGACGCTCGCAACGGCTCCATGATCGCTCAGTCCATTGGGCACTTGCTGATAGTCAATGACGCTGGTCATTGCATCTTGGCGTGGAAGATCGGTGTGTGGCGCAGCCAAGGCCCAGGCAAGGTTGAGATAACGGTTGGTCAGCCTTTGCACGGCGACGGTGGCTGGATGACTACGGGGACGCGGTACAACATTGTGTTGAAGGATGTGTGATGAGCGTCCTCATCAAGCCTGACACGATCACGGTCCTGGTTCCGTCACGTGACTTGGACGAACACGGCTGGGCGCAAAACCCTGTGCTGACTGAGGCTGGGTCTGTAACGGGCACGGTGCAAGAAGTGAAGCCGAACGCTGACGCGACTGCGCAAGGTGCTGGCGCTGGGCCTGCGGAGCCGCAACACAAGCGTGAGGGCTCCGCTTACTTGGACGACGCTGTTGTGCCTGGAGACGTGCTGCGGTTACGTGACACGGATTGGCGCGTAAGGACAGTTCGGTTCGTTGAGGACCCAACGGGGACGGGGCGCCTGAACGCTTGGGTGGCGTCGCTGGAGGAGATTACTTACGGAGACGACGATGGGTAAGCGCGCAGGCAAGGGCGGTGCGCAGTCTGGTTTCGGCGCGAACAGCGCACGGTACGAGTGGACGGACTTGCCTGTCATCTACCGTGGCGGCAAGAAGATCGTGCAGAAGATTGCTTACGAGGTTGAGCGCACAGCGAAGCAGAACGTGAAGCAGATGATTGAGTCTTACGAGCCGAAGAACCCGCGCCCACCTGGTCAGCCCACAGGTAATCTCGCCAGGAGCATTACGACGCGCATGGAGGGCGGCACTAGCGCGAAAGCGACAGCACTTGTTGGCACGAACGTTGAGTACGCGATCTATTTTGAGGTCGGCGCAAACGGTGTGCCTCCGCGCCCATTCCTAGGTAACGCGTTGGCTGAGGCGAAGCGGAGGTACGGCAAATGAACATGCCAACAAACCACGCGCCGCCCATCGTTGATGTTGAGGCGATGTGTTACGCGTTGCTGAAGGACTTAGGTGGGATCGGCGTGTACGCGCTGGACTCCGATTCTCAATGGCCTTTCGTCAGCGAGACTGTCACGATTCAGGTGGACGTTCACGCGTCCAGCAAGAAGCGTGCACATGACCGCACTTACCAAGCGAGGCAACGGCTACTGCGGTTGCCCTTTGACGACACAACTGTGTCGCGTGTAGTGGTACTGAGTGGACCGTTATGGCTTCCTGAGCCTGACGGTGCGCCCAGATACACAATCAGGGTCGGTGTGTCCGTTCGGGCGTACCGCGATCAACAAGAAGGAATGGAGTAAGTCATGGCAACTGCGTTGCAAGCCGATGATGTTCTCATCGGTACAGCCAATGGGCCAGGAATCTGGATGGCCCCTGTTGGAACTACTGCGCCCACGGACGCAACCACGTCGCTTGCAGGCGAGTGGTCCACGCTGGGCTACCTGTCCGAAGATGGTGTGACGCTCTCGCAGTCCACCAACAGCGAGGACATCTACCCGTGGCAGGGACGCTCGCCCGTGCGCACAATGATCACGGAGCGCAACCTCAGCATGGAGTTCTCCATGTTTGAGTTCAACGAGCAGAACCTGCAACTGTATTTCGGCATGGAGCAGGCCACCCAAGGCACAGCAGACACTTGGAGCCTCAATGTTGTGTCGAACGCTCCTGCGCAGATCTACTCCTTCGTCATTGACGTTGCTGACCTGGACGTGAAGGTGCGCTACTACATTCCGCGTGGATCGCTGTCTGACGCTGGCGACCTGGAGATCACGGACTCTGGCGTTATGGCTTTGCCTGTGACGCTAAAGACGCTGGACTCTGCTGGTGAGTTGATGGAGATTTTCTACGCCAAGACCACTAGCAACTTCCGTTCAGCAACCAAGGTCTCATCGAAGGTTGATGCCTGATGCCCGCAAAACGGGGGGACGCACCATTTGACTTGGATGCGGCCCGTGCAGCCCGACAAGAAGCGGCACAGGATGGATTCAAGTTCACTTGGGGCGGCAAGCCTTACGAGTGCCCGGCAGCGGACGAATGGCCTTTGTCCGTGCAGATGGAACTCTCGTCAGGGAACTTGGTTGGCGCGCTGGAACAACTGCTTGGTGAGAAGCAGATGAAAACGTTCCTGCAAGGCAATCCAACGATGGGCGACGTCAAGGACTTCTTTGATGCGCTCTCAGCGTTCTCTGGTGTTGGTGACACGGGAAACTCGTAGCCTCTGCGCAGGCGGCTTTCGACCCTGATGTTGAGGAAGCCCTGCTGCGGGTCTATGGAGTTGATCCGCGCAGGGCAACCCTCAGACGTATCTGGGTTCTGTTGCAGAGGTTGCCGTTGGGTGCTTGGCACGCGAAGGAAGGCGAGTCAAGTTGGACGGCAGAGGCGTACTTGCTTGCTGGCGTTATTGACGCGGTGAATCAGTTGAGTTGGATCACAGCGTCGGTGCACAGCAAGCGCAAGCCGAAGCGTCCGGAGGCAATCCAGCGTCCAGGCGTGAGGCACAAGAGGCCGAAAACTAAATGGACTGACCTGCACAAAGAGTTGGGAGTTGGTGAGTAATGGCTGATGACGTTGGCGTGTTGTACGTCAAGGTGACTGCTGACACGACTGAACTAATCAACAAGACGCAGGCTGACGCGCTCGCTGCTGGCAAGAAAGCGGGTATGGGTTTCGGTAAGAAAATGGCTGCCGGTGTGGCGGTGGCTGGTGCTGCGACGGCTGCTGCTGCTGTTGGCATTACGAAAAGCATTGTTGATCTTGGTCGTGAGTACGAGGACAACATGCTCAAAGTGCAGGCTGTCACGGGTGCGACTGCTGAGGGAATGGCGGTTGCGTCTGAGACAGCGAAGGCGCTGGGAAATGACATTACGTTGCCTGGTGTGTCTGCGGCTGGTGCTGCTGACGCGATGCTGCAACTTGCGAAGGCTGGTTTCACAGTTGAGGAAGCGGCTGCCGCTGCCGACGGCGCGATGCGTCTTGCTGTGTCGGCTCAGATGGACGTTGGGCAGGCTGCTGAGATTGCAGCGAACACCGTCGGCGCGTTCGGGCTGAAAGCCGAGGAAGCCACATACATTGCTGACTTGCTGGCTAGGGGCAGCACAAGCGCAGCGACAACCGTGCAGGAGTTGGGCACGGGCATGGCGCAAGCGGCAGCGAACTTTGCTGCTGCGGGTATTCCTGTCGCGGACATGGTCACGTCCATGGGGCTTATGGCGAACGCCGGCGTCAAGGGCAGCGACGCAGGCACATCGCTGAAAACGATGTTGCAGAAACTGACTGCGCCGACGAAGCAATCCGCGAAGGCGATGGAAGACCTTGGCGTGAACGTGTTCGACGCGCAGGGCAACCTGAAGCCGATGCGCACGCTGGTTGAGGACTTCAGCAAGGCGACAAAGGACTTGACGGAGGAACAGCGAGCGCAAGCCGTCACAACCATCTTCGGCGCTGACGCGTCTCGCGCAGCAAACATCGTCTTGATGCAGGGCGTGGAGGCGTACGACGAACTCGCTGGCGCAATGGGCGACGTTGAGGGTGCTGCTGGCGACTTGGCTGGTGCAACAACGAAGGGACTGTCTGGCGCGATTGAGGCAATCCAATCTCAGATGGAGACAGTTGCCATTGAGATCTATGAGCAGATTGCTCCTGCATTGACGGAGGTGTTCAAGGGCGTAGGCGACCTCGTAGAAGTCCTGTCGCCAATCCTCGCGGAAGTTGGTGCGACTTTGGGCAATGTGGCGGGGACGGTGCTCAAATCGCTGTCAGAGGCGTTTGCGGCCCTTATTCCGGCAGTCCAGCCCATCTTGGACATCTTCGCAAAGTTGGGCGAGAAGTTGGGACCGCTGCTGAGTCGCGTGCTGATGAAACTCAGCGAGGTCTTGGTTGCTGTGTTTGACGCAGTTGGGCCGCTGCTGGACGTTCTCATTGACCTGGTGTTTGAGATTCTGGACGCGATGTGGCCCATCGTTGATGTGCTGGTTGATGCGCTGCTGGACATGGTCAAGGCGTTCACGCCTTTGCTGCGCGCTGTCACGATGCTGCTGCCGCCGTTTGTCATGCTCATCAACACCGTCCTGAAGATTGTTATGCCAATCCTGAAGCCGCTTCTGCCTGTGTTCGTTGCGTTCGCTGAAGTGATGGGCGACTTGATGGTGCGCGCAGTAGGCGCGCTCATGCTGGCGTTCGGCAAGTTCCTGTCCGTGATGGGCGACATAAGCCCGTTCATACGTGACAAGGTTGTGAAGCCGACCATCGCGTTCATCACTGCATGGGCAGCGAAGATGGTGGAAGGCGCTGTCGTCGCGTTCGGCTGGGTGCCCGGTCTTGACAAGAAACTAGAAGGCGCAGCCAAGGCAGTTGAGACGTTCGGCAAGGACGCAGAGGACGCCGTTCATCAGGCGTTTGTTGAGACAGCGGCAGACGCGAAAGCGATGGGTGACGAACTTGCTGACGTTGGGCAAGACCTGCTGGACAACGGCGCAGCGTCGAACGCTTACGAGGCTGGTCGTGAGATTGGTAAGGGCGTCGCGCTAGGCATGGAAGCGGGTATCAAGAACAACAGCATTCAGGCGCAGGTTGCTGCTGTGAACATGGTCAAGGGCGTTGAGTACGACAGCAAGAACTACCTGCAACAGAACAGCCCGAGCAAGCGTTTCATCACTATCGGTGAAGGCGTTGTCGAAGGCTTTGTCAAGGGCTTGGAAAAGGGCGGCGTCAGCGAAGCAATGGTGGAAACGTTGTCTGAGGGAACGCAGGCTGCGCTTGACACGCTCGTTGATTACCGCAACGAGCAGGCACGCATTCTTGACGACATGAAGCAGGACGCACGCGAGTACGCGCTGGAGATTACAAAGGCGCTGATCGGTAACGCTGCTGACCCGACTGTGGCGTACCAGCAGTCCGTCATGCAGGCAGAGAACTTGGCTGACGCGCAAGAGCGACTGAACGAGTTGCGTGCGCAGCAAGCCAATGGGCGCACGATCAGCGACGAGCAGATGCGTGAGGCTGAGAACGATGTTGCAGTTGCGCAGGCTGCTGCAAAGACGTTCGAGCAGAACTTCATGGAGAACGTCAATCTGTCGCAAGGCTTTGCGGAGGCCATGAACGCGGCTGCGCCTGCGATTGCTGCTCAGTTCAACATGGACACGGAGCAGGGTCGTCGCATGTACGAGACGATCATGTCGAACATTGCTGCGGCTGGGCCGGAGGTTGGCACAGCGACAGCGAACGCGATTGCGGCTGGCTTGCTGTCACCGGAGGCGTTCCAATCCCTTGTCACGCTGGACACCATGGCGTACGGCGTTGGTGATGCGGTTGCGATGACGAGTAGGCAGAACGGAATAGATCAGGCCGAGGCATTGGTGGAGGGCTTGGATAAGGGCATCAAGAAGGCGAAGAAGGAACTGAAGCGCATTGGGCGCATGGCTGGCAAAGGCATGGTTGATGGATTGCGCAGCACGATCAAGGATTGGGTTGGCGCGATTGACGACATGGTCAAGGGAACTAAGGTCACGCTGGAAGTGCGTTCACCGTCACGCGTGTTTGAGCGCATCGGGCAGCAGTCGGGACAAGGCTTCACGAACGGGTTTGCTGCAACGGCAAGCGCGAACCCGCTGCCCAACAGCACCGCGCCGAAGTCAAAGGCGTTCAGCGTGCAGCAGGACAGCCTCGCGCAAGCGTCCACGGAGCCGCCGAACATACGCGTGTTCATTGGCGATCAAGAACTGACGGACATTGTTGATGTGCAGATTGACAAGAACCAGAACGAGTTAGCGCGATCGTTGATGCTGGGGAGGTACTGATGTTGGACTTGTTCGCAACTGACACGGACGCGATTGCAGGCATACCGGACCCTGTAACGGCAACGGTGCGCGTGTTTGTGAAGTACGAAGGCGCAACAGAGATTCTGGTCAAGCGCGTTGTGGGTGAGAAGGAAGAACCGTTCCGGCAGATGAACCCGTGGGTTGGTGACTTTGCTGGCGGTGTGCGTGACTACGAGTGCCCGTTGGACACGGAAGTGATCTACAGGGCGTATGCGTATGACGCTGCTGGCGATCAGATTGAGGGCGTGTTGGAGTCTCAGCCGTTTGTGTTGGACTCCTACACAGAGAAAAACGGCGGCGCGAGTGGGTGTTGGTTGCGCCCAATCTCCCGTCCAGGTTTGGGCTTGCAAGTGGACGTGAGCAGTTGGCGTCAATACAACTCCGCTGGCAGGGCACAAACGTTCGACGTGTTGAATCAGCGTGAGCGCGTTGCTGTGACTATGGCGCGTGACCTCTACACCAGCACCTTGCAGGTCTACACGTACAGCCTCAAAGAAGAGCAGCGCATGAACAACATCCTGGGCACAGGTGAGCCGCTTGTGTTCCTGCATCCAGCGGAGTACGGCAGTCAGACACGCACGTACATGGTTGGGTTCCGTGTCGCTGACTTGCGCGTCAGCACGTTTGCTGCCGAGGAAGTGCGGGAGTGGGCGATTGAGGTTGAGGAGATTGCTTACCCTGCTGGCACGGCTACGCCAACGGTGTTCAACAAGTGGGACGACGTCTTGTCCTGGGACGAGGAATGGGTGCTTGTGGGTGAGGAGAAAGAAATCTGGGTTGCGCTGCCTGAGACGTACCCCATAGAGCCGCTGAGCCTGCCCCAGAGCCGATCAAGTGCTGTTCCTGCTGTGGTGGCGTGGGGCTTCTAATGTATCCCGTCTCCGACCGCTTCCTGTCTGCGCTGGCAACGAGCCACCAGATTGTCACGCACGTTGATGTGCTGTTTGCGCGAGACGTTGTGTTGGAGGGCTTGGCTGTGCAGGACGCGTCCGTGCAAGTGAGCGCAACGCAAGCGACGCGGAGAACATGCAGCGTCACGCTGGCGATGACGGAGATGCCTGACGAGTTGTTGCCGCTGGGCAGCGAGATTGTGCTGTACCGGGGCATTGAGTTTGCGTTTGACGATCAGGAACTTGTGCCGCTGGGTGTGTTCCGCATTGACCGGACGCAGATAACGCGACCGAATCCGTTTGTGCGCCTAAGCGGTACGGACCGCAGCCTGCTCTTGGCTGACGACAAACTCATTGACCCGATGCCTGGTAACGAGGCAACAGTCCTGGCAGAGATTGAGGCGCTGGCGCGTGACAGCGTGCCTGGGATTGTTATTGAGAACACGGCAACCAGCACGGCTGCATTGCCAGCGGATCAGGCGTATGACAGGGAACGTTGGCAAGCGATGCAGGAGTTAGCCGAGAGCGTTAGCGCGGAAGTGTTTTTTGATACGTCTGGCACGCTCATAATCCGTGACAAGCCTGGCGTGGATGCTGCGCCTGTGTGGTCCGTTGGCGCGGAGAACGCCTTGGTCAGCACAGACACAAGCATGGACAGGCTCAAAACGTTCAATGGCGTTGTTGTTGAGGGCGGCGATGTTGGCGATGTTCCTCTCATGGGAACAGCACTTGACGATGATCCGTTGAGTCCGACGTATTGGAGTGGGTCGTTTGGGCGCCGACCGTTGTTCATCTCTAACCGCAACTTGACGACGCAAGAGGACGTGGACGCGCTTGCTGCATCTGAACTGACAGTCAATAAGGGTCTGCCGCGCCAAGTCAAGTTGGCGAACATGGTGAACCCTGCGCTGGACTGCGGTGACGTAATCCAGGTGGACTTCGTGAACGGCGTGAGCGAGGCGCACAAGATTGACACGCTGACGTTCAACCTTGGCGCGTCCAGTCAAATGTCAATGACGACGAAAACGTTACGGGTGATGAGCGATGAGTGACTTTGCGCTGCTGCTGCAACAGGGCGCGCCTCCTAACTTGCGCCAAGCCGTTGTGACGTCGGTGAGTGGTGGTGTGTGCAACGTGGTTGTTGGCACAACCGAGTTCCGTGCGCGCTACCTGAAGCCTGCACCGTCTGTAGGCGACACGGTTCTCCTGACGTACCTGAGCAATACGCCTGTCGTGTTAGGCGCTTTCGCGTCGAAAACCGCTACCCTGAGAACAGAGAAAGAGGGAGAGAACAATGCCTGAGTTGTACCCAGACCCCGTGGAGGGGCCGTACACGGTCCCAAGCGGCACGGACATTGCTGATGGGCCGCAGGCGTTCCGTGACTTTGCTGACTCTCTTGGCGGCTTGTCGGACACGTTGGAGATCGTGGAGATTGCGGGGGATCACACGGCGACAGCGGTGGAGATGGGCGGCTTGTTCACGTACAGCGGCTTGGACTCTCCGACGCTGACGATCCCTGACGGGCTTGCGCCTGTTGGCAGCGTGTTCGCGGTGTCGAACTTGTCGGACGCTGCTGACTCTGCTGTGACGGTGGAGACTCCCAACCTCACGGAGACTGTTGGGCAGTACGCAATCGTGTCGTTCACGCAGGTCGCGGTTGATGTGTGGATACCGAACGGCGGCGGTGCTGGCGGCGGTGAAGAGCCGAAAGACCCGACAGCACCTCCCGACCCTGGCGTGTTTGATGAGGTGGCTGGAACGGGCGGCACTTACTTTGACAAGACCATCGACGAAACGACGTACAGGACTGTGGAGTTCCTTGACGATGGGACGTTTGTGTTGAGTGAGCCTGGTGCTGTTAGTTGGTGGCTGGGTTCCGCTGGTGGAAGCGGGGGCACTTACAACGGTAACGGCGTCCTAGGTGCAGGTGGTGGTCATGGTGCTGTGTGGGAGATGCACGACTATTACCTGCCTGCTGGCACTTACACAGTAACTATTGGTCAGCCAGGTTCCAGAGCCAGCGCACAGGGAGGCGCAACTGTAATCACGCCAGAAACACCTTTGAGCAACATGATCACTTCATTCAGTTGTCGTGGAGGTCAAGGAGGGAGTGGTTCTGCTGGGGCTGGCCCGAACACTCAGTATCCATTTGCTGATGCGACCACTCAGGGCGGCATTACTCGCGTTACAGATAGTCAGCCTTACTACACGGGTGGAACGCCAGGTGCGGGTTACGGAGGCGGGGCTGCTGGTCTTGGTGGTGGCGTGACGGGCCGCATGGGTGGCCCTACCCTGACGATTACGGGCTGGGGGCAAGCGGATTTTGATTACGGCAAGGGCGGGTCATCGCAGTATGGCTCAGATGCCGTAGTCGTGAACTGCGGGTACGGAGGCGATGGCGACCATCAGAACGGCTTTGCAAACGGCTCGTCAGGTCGGGCGTACATCCGTGTCAGGGTGGTTGAGTAATGCAATACACGAACCCTGATGGGCTGACGCTGGAAGTCCCTGGCTACCTGGACGTTCTGGACATGGACGCTGACTTCAAGGCGTTCATTGACAGCCTGCCTGATTTCGGGCCTGTGAATGTTGTGGCGGTGGGCGCGTTCCACACGGTGACCGCGCCTGACGAGAGCAAGTTGTTCGCCACGCCAGAGGACTGCACGCTGACGCTGGCTGATGGGTTGAACGCTGGCTTCCAGATCGCTGCGTGGAGTCAGGAAGGGTTCGTGAGCATTGTGTCGAACGAGCAGATCGCAGCAGCAACGGACATACCGCCAGACTTGGTGGGGATTGTGACAAAGGTGAGGGCATGAAAGCGAACGCGCCATTGTGGATTGTGTCTCTTGGTCAGGGTGGCGGGGATTCTGCTGCCGTGGGTGGACCTGGCGCGCCTGTTATTACAGAGCAAAAGGGCGGCGTGATTTGGTTCGATCAGGGCGAGGAAGGCGCAGCGGGAGCAACGCTGGGCTACGGCTGCGAGATTGAGCCGGAAGGCCCAACGCTGGCGCTTGATGTTGTTGATCCTGCTGACGGCGGCGTTATCAGCGTCAGCAACACGCAACCTGACACGGAGTACGTCGTCACGGTCTATGGCGTGAACGCTGCTGGACGCGGCAAGTCGGCTCGCACAGACCCGTTCTTGATGAACTACAACGCTGCTGAAGGTTCTGGCAGCAACTACGACTACAAAGAGCAAGATGATTGGAACGGCACGGGGCAGAAGTGGGCGGTTCACACTTACCGCGCCAACGGCACTTTCACGGTTCGTTCTGACGTTGAGCCGTTCCACGTTCTTGTAGTGGCAGGTGGCGGTAACGGTGCAGGACAGTGGGGCAACAACGCGCAAGGGTTCGTTGGCGGCTCTGGTGGCAGCGGCGGCGTTATCTACACCAAGGACAGCAACAATCACGTTACTGCGCCGCAGGGTGATTACCCGATTGTGGTTGGCGGTCAGAACGTGGACAGTAGTGCGTTTGGCCTTGTTGCTAAGAAGGGTGGGCGAGGCAATCAGGGCGCAGGTTCGTCGGGCGGCTCTGGTGGAGGATCGGCCTGGGCAGACGCATACCACGGGCCTGGTGGCGGTACGGCGTATCAGGGCCACGCGGGAGAGGCTGGCGCATTCCAAGGCGGCAGGAAACGCGGTGGCGGTGCTGGAAACTATGAGGCAAGCACCTCCTTCACAAGTTCTGGACGAGTGGTGGACATTCGTGGTTACGACGAAACCGTGGCAGCGTTCGGCAACACAAGTTGGGGATCAGGCGGCTGGGGTGAGGGCTACAACGCTGCCGGTAAGCCTGGTCAGACGGGTGCAGTTGTCGTGGCGTATCAGATTGGGTTCAGCACTACGCGAGAGATTGAGCAGGCACGCGCTGTTGCTGCTGCCCGTCAAGAGGGATTTGTTGCTGGTGAAGCCAATGCGTACACGGCTGCGTATGAGGAAGTGGCGAATGAGGTTGATGCGATGATCGCTGACGCGAAGCCAAAGCGCACACGGAAGAAGGCGGCTGAGTAATGCTTGGCATGGGCTTCACGCAGTTGGAACCGGATTGGCCTGCCGTGGACTATGTGCGGATTTGGGACATTGGCTGCGATTGGGCGAGGATCAACACCAGCCGGAACGTGTACGAGTGGGCGCGGCTGGACGCTGTTGTTGCCAAGGCTGAGAGCATTGGTGCGCGGGTGTGTTACGTCCACCACGGCGTTCCGCAATGGCTGGCGAAGAACCCTGTCAATGATCACACGGCCCCGTGGATGCCTCCTGGCAGCAACAGCGTGCCGAAAGACATTGACGCCTGGAACGAGTGGGTGTGGCACGTTGCGTCGCGTTACAAAGGACGTATCCACGCCTACGAGATTGGCAACGAACTTCAGTTGCCGGATTTCCTGTTCCCGTGGGATCAGGCGAACCGCAAAACGTGGGCGAAGATGCACAAGCGCGCCTACAACACGATCAAGACGGTGGACCCTGACGCCCTGGTGGGCACAGCGTCCATCTTGCCTCGCAAGTCGTCGGGTGGTGTGAAGAAGGGCGGCAAGTACCTGGACGAGATTGCCAAGGTTGCTGGCAAGACGAGCAGCGGCAAGCAGAAGGCGTGGCCTGCCGACTTTGTCGCTTGCCACATCTACCCAACCGTGGGCGAGAACTATCCAGAGTGGCGTGACTACTTCAAGGAAGTGAAGCAAGCGAGCAAGGATCGCGGTGGGCCTAGCAAGGTGTGGGTGACTGAATCTGCCTGGGACTTGCTGGGTCCTGCTACGGAGGACGCCAAGGGGCAGAACATGATGCGGAAGGTGCGTGAGAAGCACAGCGGATACGTGTTCTGGTACGCATACGATCGCCCCGACCTTGGCGGCACGGGCGGCTTGATGAAAGAGGGCACGCTGACGTGGGGAGAGTTGGAGAAGTTCCGTGCCTAGGGAGAGCAAAACGATTGTCCTGCCGTGGACGAAGCCGCTGCTGAACCTAAACAGCCGTCAGCATTGGGCAGCGAAGGCGCGTGACACGGAGCAGGTGCGAAGCGTGACAGCGTTGTTGTGCAGGGACGTTGCACGGGCTGACAAGGTGCGTGTCGTCCTGTCTTACGCGCCACGGGACAAGCGGCGCAGGGATGCCGACAACCTTGTCGGGATGCTGAAGCCGATCTGCGACGGCATTGTGGACGCGGGTGTTGTGCCTGATGACACGCCAGAGTTCATGGTCAAAGAGATGCCCGTGATCAAAGAGCCTGCGGGTAAGCACGCTCGCATGGAACTGCTGGTGGAGGCTCTTGATGAATGAGAAGTGGCTGCGGTTCACGCTGGCTGTAACGGTTCCGATCACGTTCGCGTTGGTGCTTATCGGCGCGACGTTCCGTGATAGGCAAGTCAATGAGGCGATTGCCGGTGGGCTGATCGCTGTCCTGGGCGCAATCGTTGCGCTGTTCGCTACAAAGAACGGAGGGAAAGGTGATGGAGAAAAATAAGTTTGATGACGCTCGTGACGAGATGCTGTCGAAACTGAAAGACATTGTCGCGGAGAAGCACCCTGGCGAGGATCACCCGCAGGACACCGTTGAGGAGGTGTCGAAAGATGCGTAACGTGGAACAGGCACTTGCCTGGTTGGAGAAGGAAAGCAAGACGCCTTCGCAGTCGTGGAAGGGACTTTGTCAAAGCAGTGCTCGATCGTGCTACTCCATGCCGGCGTGGGCTCCATCGGCCAAGGACGCGTGGGCAGCGGTCGGGTCGAAATACAAACACCCGATCACGCGGTACGACGACAAGGAATGGTGGGCAAGCATTCCCGCTGGCGCAATCATCTACTCCATCCCGTCGAACAGTAAGTACGGTCACGCGTGGGTTGCCGCTGGAGACATGAGCGCGTGGAGCGTAGATTACAAACGGAGTGGGTACATCGACCTCGTAGACATACGGCTCAAAGGCTGGAACTCGTACTACCAGGCAACGGTGGGATGGATTGACGGCTGTCAGTGGTACACGGACAACCAACACAGGTTCAAGGGATTGCGTGTGGACTTGTGGGACGGCAAGATTCCTCCGTATGAGAACGTCAAAGCGGCTGACGACGATCGCAGTCTTGCTAATGCCGCTGTCTGGAGGCTTTCTTGCAGGCTGGCTGATCTCGGGTTTGCTTCTAAGAAGTACGTTCCGATCAAGTACGAGCAGACGTGGCCCGTGAAAATGATGGAGTCGTACAACGAAGTGCATGGCCCTGGAATGGAGGACCCGACTGTGATGGGTCCGAAAGCGTTCGATCGCATCTTCAAGAAAGGTGTGTAGTGGCGAAGAAGGATTGGCGGCTGGTTGCGGCTGGCGTGGACGGTTTCAACAAACCTAAGCGCACGCCGAACCACCCCACCAAGAGCCACGTTGTTGTTGCGAAGGAGGGCAGCAACGTCAAGACGATTCGGTTTGGGCAGCAGGGCGTGTCTGGCTCACCTGCGAAGAAGGGTGAGAGCGAGGCTGACCGGAAGCGTCGCAAGGCGTTCAAGTCCAGGCACGCGTCCAACATTGCAAAGGGCAAGATGAGCGCGGCGTATTGGGCCGACAAGGTGAAGTGGTAGTGCTGCTCCTGCGCCACGCGTAGATCCCGCTGATAGAGGCGATTTCGGACCCGGTGTTTCACACGTACAGCGTGCCGCTGTAGGGTTAGCGCCATGCGCTAGACAGGTTGAGCCCCCGACAGGGCGACGCTTCGGCAGTAGACCGGGTCACGCGCACGGCACTTGACAACAGAACACAGGACGCAACGGCGCAGCGCACACGCGCCCCCAGGTCGGCTGGTGGGTGGCAGCGCGGAGAAGCAGAAGTGCACCGCACGAGGCCAAGCCTCTATCAAGCGCAATGCACGGCGAGCGAACTCCTGTAGCGATGGGCGTGGACGGTCTGTATTGGATCTCAGGCACGGGGTTTGCTTCGGCATGACCTCGTGCTTGGGGTGGAGTGCAGACCGCACTCCTGACAACAACAACAGTTCAGGAGAACAACATGCAGAACGTACAAGAGGACGTCACGTCTTTCACGTACAACGAAGCGCAGTACGACCACGGCAGCGACAACAAAGTTGCGTGCGAGGACCGCATCGAAATGCTGGAGACTGCAAACACGCTGCTGGTTGGTGCTGAGTTTGAGGCGCACGACAAAGTGACGCACAAGTTGCAGACGACGCAGCGGCAACTCAACGCAGCACGAGATCGGTACATGGAAAAGGGCCTGGCGTACAACCGCCTTGAAGAAGCAATGCAGCAGTTCTACAACGACCTGCGCGCTGCTGACCCTGGTGCGGACGTTGCGTCCATTGTTGATGGGTTCGAATCGCTGTGCCAACAGCACAGCATTCCGCTGACAAAGACTGTGGAGGTAAAGGTCACAGTTGAGTTGGAGGTTGAGGTTCCAATCGGTGCTGACCTTGTTGATTTGAACAACGTGGACGTTGGCATTGACCCAGAAGGCATCACGTTCACAGCGTGGAGCAAGGAGACGCTGGACGTTGATGACTTTGAGATTGCTGACTGCGAGGTTGGACGCACACTTTGGTCTGACTAGCAAGTAGCCCTGACGGTCGCAGCGCGGGTTCGACTCCCGCGCAGGGCGCGCAACGACCTTCCAATGGTCTTGTAGCAACACCGTCCAACAACAACAGAGCAGGAGATACACATGCCTGAGAACTACTACCGTCCTCGTGGCCCGTTCACGCGCCGCCCTGGTCGGTTGGCAGAGAACGCTTTGGCGAAGGCAAACAACAATGCTTGGCTCGCGTATGCACGCAAGATTGAGTGCAAGTGCTGCAACCGCACCGCCGATCAAACGGACGGCACTTGGTACCAAGGGTCAGCACGCGGCGCTGAGTTTGTGTGTGATGGACACGTTTGCTTCGTTGATGACACAACTTGTCGCGAGTGCAGCAGCGCGCCGTTTGTGACTACTCCGATCCGTTAGTTCGGGGCGCCCTGATGGTCGCAGCCAGGTTCGACTCCTGGCAGGGCACGCAACGCAACAATGCAGTTGCACCAATACAGAAAAAGGAAGTGATTGAAATGGCACATGCCATTGAGCAGTTCGAAGATGGAACTAGCGCGTTCTTCTCCAACCGTGTTCCGGCTTGGCACAAGTTGGGCGAGGTAACGGAAGGCGCGCTGACAGCGGAGGACGCGTTGAAGATTGCGCAGTTGGATTGGCGCGTCTACAAAGCGACTGAGCCTGTCACGACAACGGTTCTGACGGACGATGGTGTGGCGACGCTGCCTGTTGAGGGCAAGTTCGCCACGTACCGCAATCACCCCAAGTTGGGCGTGCAAACGCTGGGCATCGTTGGCAATCAGTACGAGCCGGTGCAGAACGCGGAAGCGTTCGCATTCTTGTCGCTGCTTGTGGACGAGCATGGCGCAGCGTTTGAGACGGCTGGCAGCATCAACGACGGCAAGCAGGTGTTCATCAGCATGAAAATGCCGAAGGACGTGCTGGTCGGCGGCGAGGACATGATTGAGTCGTACGTGGTGTGCACAACTGCGCACGACGGCACAGGCGCCTTCCAGGTGGTTGTGACTCCGATCCGTGTCGTTTGCCAGAACACGCTGAACATGGCGCTGGGTCGTGGCGGCGCACGGCAGCGTTACGCAATGAAGCACACGCGTAACGTGAGCAGCCGTGTGCACCAGGCACGCGAGACGCTGGGCTTGACGTTCCGTTACATGGAGGCCTTTGAGAAGAAGGCTGAGGAACTGATTGCGCAGGAGATGTCGGACAAGCAGTTCGCAGCGTTCGCCAAGAAGTTGGTTGTGCCTGGTCGTGAGACTGAGCGCAGCGCATCGAACGCGGAGAACAGGCAGCGCGAACTCATGGCGCTGTGGCGTGCTGACACGCAAGCCAACATCCAGGGCACGCGCTGGGCTGCGTACAACACCGTGGCTGAGTGGGTGGATTGGGCACGTCCCGTCAAGGGCAAGGACAAGGACGCACGGCGAGCAATGCGCACGCTGTCCGGCAAGTCCGACCAGATGAAGCAGCGTGCTTTGGCGCTGCTCTAGCAGCAACCTTGCAGCAGGTTCGTCCACGGGAAACCGTGGGCGTTCCTGTCACCAGGTTGGTGACAAGCCGCGGAAGCGGCATCCAATGAATGGAGACCGTTATGGGTAAGGCACGAGATTACTCTCAGGCAGTTGCCGCACGTCTGGAGTGGAGCAAGACGTACAAGAATGACACCGCTGGTGGTGTTCTGTACGTTGAGTTCCAGGACAGCGATGTGAAGGTGGGAACTGTTGTGCGTGACAAGGAGGCGCAGGTGTACGTGCCCTCCACGATCAACGGCAAGAAGGTTGATCTGGAACCGCGTGCGAATCTGAAGCAGGCAGTGAAGTCCATTCTGCTTGCCAAGGGCTGCGTCGCAGGGCTGGACGTGAAGCGCGCTGAGTTGGTGACTGCGTGAGTCAGAACCGCGTGTGCGACACGCAGACATTGCAGTTCCTTGCACAGCAGGCGCGCAGACACAAGTTCAACCGCCAGGTGAACCTGGATTGGGCTGCGCGTGAGTTGGACGAAGAAGGCACGCACCTGTTGAAGTTGGTGCTGTGGGGCCACAACGGCTCGCACAGCACCGAACTGCATCATCGCGTGTTTGTTTTCGCCAAGGTGCTGGGTTCGCATGAGCCCGCGTTTGTCACATTGGACGTACTCGACATTGATTGGGTGCGTTTGACTACGGCGGACGAATACATGGCGTCCGTGTCGGCAGCAGACACGGAGGCAAGTACCGCAACATGAGCGCGCTACAGCGATACGATGTGAGCATGGAGAACTTGCTCACAACCAATCAAGTCGCTGAAGCACTACACGTTCAACCAAGCACGATCCGCGCTTACTTGGCGCGGGGCCAAATGCCCGAGCCTGATGTGCGCTACGGAGTAACTGCGCTCTGGCGCCCGACAACGCTTCGGCGTTGGCGACCGTCCACGTTTGCGTCCTGACTGTTCTGTTGTCGGGAGGCCCACTAGACCGCGTGTCTGGTGGGCCTCCTTCATTTTTCTTAGCGCGTGGCGCGTTGATGCTTGCGCGAGCATTGGAGACGCGTAACATCGTGCGCGTTGTTCCCCTCACAACATGAATACGTGCAATGTCACACCGTCATGCTGTGCTGGGTCCAACAAAGAAAGCGCCCCTGCCGGGCAGCAGATTCGGCAGGGGCAACAACAACAGCGTCGTGACTCTATCACGGTGCAGATTGGAAGTGTGGAATGAGTACGGAACTCATGATTACGTCTGAGCAGACAACCTGGTCAGACAAGCAGTTGAGCGCATTGCGGTCCATTGGCTGCGAGACGCAAAGCAAAGCCGACATGGCTGTGTTCTTCAACTACTGCGTGCGCACGGGCTTGGACCCGTTTGCAAGGCAGATCTATTTCATCTCCCGTGGCGGCAAGCCAACAATCCAGGCCAGCATTGACGGCTTCCGTGTCATTGCGCAGCGTTCTGGTGAGTACGCGGGGCAGACTGAGCCGCTGTGGTGCGGTGAGGACGGCGAGTGGAAAGACGTGTGGCTGGACAAGGAGCCGCCGTTTGCTGCCAAGGTGGGTGTGTGGCGCACAGGCTTTGCGGAGCCGTTGTACGCAGTTGCTCGCCGCGACTCGTACATGCCGCTGACGCGTGACGGCAAGCCGCAAGGTGTGTGGAAGCAGATGCCCGACGTCATGCTGTCGAAGTGCGCTGAGGCGTTGGCGTTACGTAAGGCGTTCCCGCAGGACTTGTCCGGTGTGTACGCAAGCGAGGAAATGGATCAAGCGCAGCGCACGCCAGCCGCGCCCGTTGAGAAGCCTGCCGCTGTGGAGCGCGCAGAGTGGACTGACGAGGACGTGGACAGCGCGCAAACTGTGTTGGCGACTGCGTTGTCGCTGACTGAGCGTGACGAACTGCTGTCGCTGTGGAAGTCGAATGAGAGCCTGCTGGACTGCCCGATTGGTGAGGGCAAGACGCTGCGCGTGCTGTTCAAGGCGCATGTGGACAGCGTGCTGGCTGACAACGTGCAGGAGGCGTCGTGACTGCTGTTCTCCTGTGCGTAGCGATTGTGATTGGCGCGTGCGTGATTGCGCACGAGATGGGAGCGCACCGATGACATGCAGCATGTGTGGCGGTCGCGGCTACTTCATCAAGCCTGACCTGTTTGGCGAGTGCATTGACCGCGAGCCGTGTGGCTACTGCGACAGCGCGCAAGTCAAGCAGGACAGGCGCGACGTGATTGCGTTCACGCGTGAGGAGGCAATCTCCCGCGTGGAACGTAACGCGAACAGGGATTGGAAGGACGTTGCGTACGAGACAGGTGTGCGGCTGGCTACGCAGCAGCAGCGCATTTTGTCTGAGGACATTTTTGACGCGATGCCTACAACCGTGGAGACGCATGAGAAGCGCGCAATGGGTGCTGTCATGCGTCGGCTGAACAAGAACGCAATCTTGACGCCGACTGACGAGTACGTGATGAGTCCGAGCCTTGCAGGGCACGGTCGTCCGTCACGCGTTTGGCGGTCCATGGTGTTCGGGAGGCAGTTGTGAGCGCGAGCGTTGAGCGTTGCGGCAACTGCGGCGCGTGGAAGTGGTGCACGCACGCGTGCAAGACGTGCGAGGTGCGGTCATGGAGTTGAGCAACCAGACATTGACTGCGCGTGGTGTTGCGTTGAGCAAGGAGTTGGACTCTGCCTGGGAGAAGTTGGAGGACGCTGAGACGCGCTTTGCTGAGGCTGAGCACGCCTACAAGATGGCGTCCAGCAATGCGCGCATGAGCGTGCAGGCTCGCTATGCGGACAAGGGAGTCAAACTGACGGTGCAGGAGAAGGACGACATGGCGTTTGTGCAAACGTCTGACCAGCACCTGGCTTTCGTTACCGCTGACGCGTATGTTCGTGCAGCGCGTGCAAACCTGAAGCGCGTGCAAGTCCAGGTGGACATTTGGCGCAGCCTGAACAGCAGCCAGCGAGCAGCGATGGAGTTGGTGTGATGCGTAACGTGAGTGATGAGCAGGACTTGGTTGATTGGACTGCTGACCTGTTACGCATTGCGTCCACTAGCACGGAGCGTTCGCAGCAGACGCGTATTGGGCCAAGCGAGGTTGGGTTCTGTGCGCGTAAGACGTGGCACAGGCTGCGCAACGATCAGGGCAGGAACGAGGTTGTGCACGCGCCAACGTTCTACGGCACGGCTATTCATGCCGCGTTGGAGACTGCGTTGGCGCTGGACGATCCGTTTGGCGAACTGATGCGTGAAGTGACTGTGGAGCGTGACGGCTTGCTTGGGCATGTGGACCTGTATGTGCCTGGGCAGGGGCTTGTCGTGGATTGGAAAACGACGACGAAGAAGAACCGTCGGTATTTCCCGTCGCACAGTCAGTTGATGCAGGTGCACCTGTACGCGTGGATGTTGCAAGGCATGGGCTACGACGCGCAGCGTGTCGCGCTGGTGTGCCTTTCGCGTGACGGAACTGAGCGTGACGTGAAAGCGCATCTCCAGGACTACGACGGCTCTGTAACTGCGGAGGCGTTGGAATGGTTGGCTGACGTAGAAAATGCTGTTGAGGCGCCTGCTCCGGCTTTGTCGGGGGTTGTGTGTGCGCAGTATTGCGAGTTCTACGGCACGCATTGCGGAGGCAAGCAATGATCGGGGACCAGGGCTTTGCTGCTGTGCCCAACTCTGTTTGGCGTGAGTACGACGGTCCGTTGGCGTTGTTCTGCCTGCTGCGTTACAGGGCTGACAACGCAACGGGCAAGTCGTGGTGGTCGCATGAGTCAATGGCTGCTGACCTGGGCGTGTCACGTGCGTCTGTGCTGCGTTGGCTGCGCAAGTTGGAAGACGCTGGACACGTTCTCGTTGAGCGTCGCGTTACGGAAGTGGGTCAAACGTCCAACCTCTACACAGTTCCAGGTGTAGCAGATCTGCAACACCCGGGTAGTGCAAATCTGCAACACGAACTAATAAACAACACACAACTACAACTACAGGAGTCTCAGTTACAAGAAACTAAAAAAGACAATGTGTCTTTTGATGACTTCTGGAAGGTGTACCCGCGTCGTGCTGGCAAACAGGCAGCGCGCAAGGCGTGGGACAAGGCAGTCAAGGACACGCCTTCGGTGATTGTGCTTGCTGCCGCTGCTGCGTTTCGGGACGACCCGAACCGTGAGGACGAGTTCACTCCGCATCCTGCAACGTGGCTCAACCAAGGCAGGTGGGAGGACGACCCGTTGCCTGCACGCGCTGGACGCAAAACAACGGGTGAGGCTCGCGATGACGAACTGTCACGCGTGATGCGCAACGCAATGGAGTACGACCAACAACAGCAAAGGAGCATCGAAAGTGAATAAGACGGAAGTCGCTGCGCTAGTTGCGCTGCTGAACCGAACGAACCCGCTGAACACGTTTGACGAGGCCAAAGTGGACGCGTGGTTTGCCGTGTTCACGGAGGAAGCGCCGGACATGGAGGCGTCGTTTGTGATGCGCTGGGCAGCAAAGCGCGCCAGCAGCACGGACGACTTGACGCTGCCAAGCCACGTTGTCAAGGCGTGGAAGGACCACAAGGTCTACCAGCACGACGTAACGCTCGTTGGTACGCAGAACGAGGCGCATTGCAAGCAACCGGATTGCCAATGCACGCACACAGGCGGCTGCTACAAAGGCTGGTTCGACAGCGACTACACGACAACGCCTTGCCCTGTGTGCAGGAGCAGCCTGAGCCTGGTGCTGCAAGAGGTTGCGCCGCTGGGCTACAGGACGGAAGTTGATTACACACGCATCAGGACGCGTGACAAGGACGCATGACACGAACGCGTGTCACGTGTACGGTGATTGACGCCTACGAAGGAGGCAGGAAATGAAGGTTGCAGCAATGCTCGTCGCCGCAATGGTGTGCGTCGCTGGCGGTGCAACTCCAGCACTTGCAGACGATCACTTCAACTACAAGAACCCATGGAAGCCAACGAAGAACGTCAAGGACATACCGAACAGTCTGTACCGTGGCTTCCATTACGAGAAGAAGTGGGAGCCGTTTCGCAAGTGTGTTCTCGCGAGAGAGTCGGGGTCAAACTTCAAGGCAGACTCCAGCGGAGGCAGCGGGGCATTTCAATTCGTCCAGAGTACCTGGGACGCATACGTTGTGAAGGTTGATCCTGGGTATGTCGGCGTGCGACCACACAAGGCGCCGCCGTACTTGCAGGAAGAAGTGTTTTGGATTGCTGCGAATCCGTATCCTAAGAAGTCAGGGCTGCGTGGACGTGGGCATTGGTCTGCGGCGCACGCGCACGGCGCTGGGTACACAGGAGTGAAAGATTGCTAGACGTGCAACCACGCTTGGCATAGCCGTGGTTGGTGCGGCGGGGTCCGTGAGGGGAAGCATGGCCCCGCCGCACGCATAACGGAGGGAACGATGGACAAGAAACTGCGCGCTCTCGTTGTTGAGCGTGACAAGTGGTGTGCTGTGTGCGGCTTGCCGCTGCCGGTGCTGCCAGCAGTTCACCACCGGAAACTGCGCTCGCAGGGCGGCAAGGACGAGGCGTGCAACTTGATTGCGCTGCACCATCATTGCCACAACATCGCGCCGAACTCCGTACACCAGAATCCCGCGTACTCGTATGAGCGTGGGTGGATGGTCCCATCGTGGGGCGATCCAGCAACAACTCCGGTCGTGTTCTCAGACGGTCGGGTTGTTACGTATGACAATGACGGCAACACACACACAGAAGGGAAACACCATGGCTGGTGAAGCAATCATTAGCGTCACGGGAAACGTTGGCGCTGATCCAGAGGTACGGTTCTTGCCTAGCGGGAAGGCAGTTTGCTCGTTCTCGCTGGCGAACACACCGTCGCGTTACAACAAAGATGAGAACGCGTGGGTGGATCAGGAGACTGTCTGGTTCCGCATTGCGCAGTTCGACAAGCGCGGTGAGGCAACAGCGGAAGCGGTGCGCAAGGGCGATCGTGTCGCTGTGCACGGCAAACTGACGCAATCCACGTACACGAAGAAGGACGGGTCCGAGGGCAGGAGCCTGGAGATCAACGCTGACAGCGTCGGCATTGTGCCGCGTGCAGGGAAAGCCGCAGCGAAAGATGAGGCAGACCCATGGACGTGATGACTGACGACGTTGTTTGCCCTGTCTGCGAGCAGGCTGTGCCGCCGCTGCCGAACTACAAAGTGATGCGGGACCTCGGGATGTGCAGACAATGCGCAGCCCGTGCCGCAGCGGACAGCGTGCGTGACATGTACCGGCCTGCGCGTGCTGCGCAAGAACTGCGCTGGCCCACAATGCGCGCCGACGATGTGGCAAGCGTGCTGGGCATCTCCACGGTGAACCTGCGCCAACTTGTGCACCGTGGGCAGATCGAGCCGAAAGGCCGCGCTGGCAAGTGGAGTTACTACGACACGGACGACGTGCTGGAACTGTGCTTGCGGCGTGGCGTTACGTTGGTGCACACTCCGAACAGCCATACTGATCCAGAGTAAGGGGGCACACGCATGAACGTGCAAACAATCAAAGTGACGGACCTGGTGCCGTACCCAGGCAATCCACGTCGCGGCAACGTCAAGATGATTGCGGAGAGCCTGAAAGCGCACGGGCAGTACCGCCCGTTGGTTGTGCAGGAGTCCACGATGCACGTTCTTGCCGGCAATCACACGTTAGAGGCAGCCACGTCGCTGCGGTGGGACGAGATTGACTGTGTTGTTCTACCCGTGGACGACACGCAAGCCGCCAAGATTGTGCTCGTAGACAATCGCACGGCTGACACCGCGTACAACGACGTGGCTGCCCTAACGGAACTCCTGCAAATGCTGGACAGCGACTTGCTTGGTAGCGGCTACGAGGTCGCGGACTTGGAGGCGCTGTCGTTGCAGGAGACGGGTGCTGACTTGGACGACTTGCTGGACAAGGTTGGTGCACCGCAGGACAAGGACTTGTGGCCGTCGCTGTCAATGAAGGTGTCGGCGGCTACGTACAAGGCGTGGCAAGACCACGCGCAGAACTTTGAGGACGCAGACACGGCGATGAGGGCGGTGCTGGACGTACCGTGATCCCCGTCCTTTGCTCGTTCCACTACTTCCGCAGCACCAACATGGCTGACTTGCAGGCCGAGTACGGCAACCGCCTGGACGTGTTTGTGGACTCTGGCGCGTTCAGCGCATTGAACGCTGGCGCAAGCATCACAGTTGAGGACTACTGCGCCTGGTTGCGTGACAACGCGGAGAGCGTGAACTTCGCTGCTGCGTTGGACGTGATTGGGGACCCGAAGGCAACGCGAGCAAACGCGGACGCAATGCAGAGTGCTGTGGGCGATGTGTGCAAGGTGCTGCCCACTTTCCACGTTGGATCGCCGTGGGAGGACTTGGAGTCGTTGTGCAAGGACTACGACTTTGTGGCGCTGGGTGGTGCTGTCGCTGTGTCCCGCAGGCTGAAAGCGATGACGCAATGGCTTGTGCAAGCAATGCGGATCAGCAAGGAGCATGGCGTCGTCAATCACGGCTTCGGCCTAACGCGTGACCCGTTTCCTGGGCTGCTGCCGTTCTACAGCGTGGACTCGTCTTACTGGAAGTACGGCAAGATGGGTGGAGTGCTGCAACTGTGGGACGTGGAGCGTGCAGCGCACGTGAAGGTGCAGGCCGGCAAACGCTTGTCCGTGGACGAAGCAAGGCTCGTTTCGCGTTACGGCTTTGACTTGGCGCGCTTTCAGACACCTGGGTTCGGGATCGTGAGCAAGACGCAGGACGGTGCGCAAGCACAAGCGGAGTATCGCTACATGGCGCTCGCTGGCGCTCTAAGTGTGCTGCTGTGGCAGGAACACTTGCGCAGCGTAAAAACCGCTGTCCGTGCTCCACAGGGCGTATTTGGCGATGGTCTGAAGATGTACCTGGCGTGCAGCCCGAATCAGGACTTGCCGTACATCGCGGAGGCTTACGAGCGTGTGCAAGGTGTAGCGGCATGAAACCGCTTGTCGTGATCCCGTGCGGTGCAGCCAAGCGCGAGTACCCGTGCCAAGCGCATGAGATGTACGTCGGCAACTACTTCAAGGCGTGCCTCCGCTGGGCGTTACGCGTGACAACGCCTGAGCGTGTGCTGATCCTGAGCGCGAAGTACGGGCTGCTCCCTGTAGACAAGGTCATCGCGCCGTACGACGTGACGTTCGATGACGCGGATTGCATCAGCAAGGCTGAGGTGCGGCAGCAGGCAACCGCGATGGGCTTGCTGTCCGAGTCGAGCGTTCAGGTTGCCGCTGGCAAACGCTACGTGGACGTGACGCTTGCTGTGTGGCCTCACGCTGTGAACGTTGTGGACGGCAGGGGCCGAATGGGTTCTCAAATCAAATGGCTAATGAACGAGACGAAACGATTGGAGGCGGCGCAATGAGTGTTGTGCTGTTCAGCGGCGGCATGGATTCGACTGCGCTGCTCGCTGTGGAAGTGCAGGAGAAAGACCCTGTGGTGGCTGTGTCCATCAACTACGGGCAGCGTCACGCGAAGGAGATTGAGGCTGCGGCTGCAATCACAGCGCACTACAACGTGGAGCATGTTGTGGTGGACCTGAGCGTGCTGCAAGACGTACTGCGTAGCGCATTGACAGGTGACATGGACGTGCCGGACGGGCACTACGCGGAGCAGACGATGCGGCAGACAGTTGTGCCGAACAGGAACATGATCATGTTGAGCGTTGCTGCTGGCGTTGCATCATCGCGTGACACGAATCGCGTTGTGACAGCCGTACACGCTGGAGACCACTACATCTACCCAGACTGCCGACCTGAGTTCATTGAGGCCGTGAGCGCCGCGACAAGGCTTGGAACAGCCACGTTCGGGGACGTTGAGGTAGAAGCACCATTCGTTCACGTGACAAAGACGGACATCTGCAGGATTGGTGCAGCCGCTGACGCGCCGTTCCGCTTGTCGTGGAGTTGCTACAAAGGTGGATCAACGCATTGCGGCTCCTGCGGTACGTGTTACGAGCGCAGAGAAGCATTCCGCGACGCCGGCGTTATGGACCCGACTGTGTATGTGGCGACACCGACGTACAGCGTTCCGGAGGGAGTGCAGTGATCACAGTCAGCAAGGAGATTGAGTTCGACGCTGGGCATCGCGTCCCCAATCACGTCAGCAAGTGCAAGAACCCGCACGGGCACAGGTATCGGGTGCGCTTGACGTGCGCTGGCGAGATTGTTACGGACCCGCAGGACCCTGAGTATGGGATGCTGACTGACTTCGGTGCGCTGAAAACAATGCTCACGATGCTTGTCCACGACGTCCTGGATCACGCAATGATTGTGCACAAGGACGACGAGGCGCTGCTGGAGGCAATGTCGGGCAGGGATTGGAAGGTTGTTGTGTTCCCGCTTGTGCCTACTGCGGAGAACATGGCGCGCTGGGTGTGGATGCAATGCGGCAACCAGATCGAACGCACGTACGAGGGCAGGCTGTGGTTGCAGTTGGTCAGCGTGTGGGAGACACCAACGAGCGTCGCGCACTACTCGGAGCCACGTTGATTGCAGTAAGTGAAATCTTCGGCCCGACGGTGCAGGGGGAAGGCCCGTACATGGGGCAACGCTGCTCGTTCGTGCGGCTGGGCGGCTGCAACTTGTCGTGCAGTTGGTGCGACACGCCGTACACATGGGACGCAACGCGTTACAACCTGCGTGATGAGATCAGTAACGAGAGCGTGGAGGCGATACTGCTGCGCTTACCGCCAGACCCAGGCGTCATCGTTATCAGCGGCGGCGAGCCGTTGTTGCAGCAGAAGAAGCCAGATTGGACGACGCTCATGGAACGCTTGGGCAGCGTCAGCACGGGCGTCCACATTGAGACGAACGGAACTATCGCCCCCAACCCAGGCACGATGCTCGCAGACCACATCAGCGTCAGCCCCAAGCCGCCAAGCGCGCTCACAGGCGGCGACATAAGCCAAGACACCATGAACGCGTGGCGTTACGTCGCGGACAGTTTCGTCAGCCTCGCATGGAAGTTCGTCGCAAAAGACACAAGCGACCTGGATTGGGTAGACACGTTCACCACACAACACAAACTGTCACGCGAACAGGTGTGGGTGCAGCCCGAAGGAATCACCAGCAGGCAGCACCTAGAAACGCTACACAGGCTCGCCGACCACATCGTGGAACGCGGATACAACATCAGCACACGCCTACACCTACTCGCATGGAACGAGGAACGCGGAAGATGAACCTGGAACAACACATACGCGACCTCATCACGCACGTAGGAGACAACCCAGACCGCGAAGGCGTACAAGACACACCCAAACGCGTCATCAAAGCCCTACAAGAACTCTGCTGGGGATACAACGTGGACCCCGCCGACTACCTGCAAACAACCTTCCCCACCGAGCAAGTAGACCAAATGATCCACGTAACAGGCATCGAGTTCATAAGCCTCTGCGAACACCACATGCTCCCCTTCACAGGCACAGCCCACGTCGCCTACATCCCACAAGAACGCGTCGTCGGCCTAAGCAAAATCCCCCGACTCGTCACCGCATACGCAGCACGCCTCCAAATCCAAGAAAACCTCACACAACAAATCGCCGACACACTCCAACAACAACTCAACCCCAAAGGCGTAGGCGTAACACTCACAGCCCACCACAACTGCATGGGCATCAGAGGCGCACGACAACCCAACGCACAAATGACAACCACAGCCCTCACAGGCGCATTCCTCCACCAACCCGAAGTACGATCCGAATACCAAACATTCGCGTGACACACCGGAGGCAACCCATGGCACGCACACACGGCAAACGCGCAGAAGAAGCACGCGAGAAAGAAGCCAAAGCCCTAGAACTACGCAGAGCAGGCGTCACATACGACGTCATCGCAGCACAAGTGGGCTGGGCCGATGCAGCCACAGCGAACAAAGCCGTCCGACGCGCCATAGCACGGTCCATGCAGGACGACGTGGAAGCCGTGAGGGAGATAGAACTAGACAGGCTGGACAGGCTGGAACGCAGCGTGTGGGCGAACGCATTGCAGGGCGACTTGGGCAGCGTGCGCGCAGTCCTGAACATCATGGAGCGCAGAGCGAAGATGCTGGGCATTGACGCACCTGCGAAGGTGAGCGCGGAAGTTACCGCGTACCAGGGCGGCACGGACATTGACAGGGAGGTGGAACGTCTTGCAGAGACCCTCGCACTACTTGACAGTCAGCGCCAGAATGGTGTGGACCCAACAGCAAGCAAGGGACAACCAGAAGGCTCCCCAAACGGCGTGGCACACCTGGGTGATTCTTAGCGGTCGCGGCTGGGGCAAGACACGCACAGGCGCGGAGTGGCTGGCGTACCAAGCCGTGAACAACGACCGGACGCGCTGGGCTGTAGTGGCGCCAACGTTCAGCGACGCACGGGACACCTGCGTTGAGGGAGAAAGCGGCTTGCAAAGCGTCCTGAACAGGTACCGCATGATCCACAGGTGGAACCGCAGCCTGGGCGAACTTGACTTGCGTAACGGCAGCAAGATCAAACTGTTCAGCGCGGAAGAACCAGAACGGCTGCGTGGACCGCAGCACCACGGCGCATGGTGTGACGAACTCGCAGCGTGGCGTTACGACGACGCGTGGACGCAACTACAGTTCGGCCTCCGGCTGGGGCAAACACCGCAAACAGTTGTCACGACAACACCGAAGCCACGCAAACTGCTGCGCAGCCTCATTGACAGGGACACCAGCATCGTCACAACGGGCAGCACGTTCGAGAACGCCGACAACTTGTCTCCCGCAGCGTTGGAGGAACTGCGCACGCTGTACGACGGGACACGCACAGGCAGGCAGGAACTGCACGGGGAACTGCTGGACGACGTTGAGGGCGCGTTGTGGACGTGGAAGATGATTGACGACTACAGGGTGACGCACACGCCTGACGATGTTGTGCGCCGCTACGTAGCCGTGGACCCTGCTGTCACGTTCACGCGGGAGAGCGACGAGACAGGCATCATCACGGCAAGCATCACAAGCAATGGGCACATCTACGTGGAGCGCGACGCAACTACGCGTGACACGGTTGATGGGTGGGCAAGGAGCGTCTGCATTGAGTACGACCGTGCGCAAGCAGACGCAGTCATCGTGGAGTCCAATCAGGGCGGGGACATGAACGAAAGCATCATCAAGAGCGTGGACCCGACCGTGAACGTGCGCCTTGTGAACGCGACACGCGGGAAACGCTTACGCGCCGAGCCTGTCGCTGCGCTCGCGGAGCAGGGCAAGATTCACCACGTAGGCGCGTTCCCTGACCTGGAGGAGCAGATGACGTCTTGGACACCGGAGGACAAGCAAAGCCCTGACAGGCTGGACGCGCTCGTGCACGCTGTTACCGCGCTCACGACAACACGCGTACCGCAAGTGGCGCAGTTGTTGCGCACGTAGACTGCGATCCCGGTAGAGTCACGCCTGGAGGTACGCGATGCTCCTAGAGGATTATCAAGACGCAATCGATCAGACGATTGCTTTCACGCAAAGCCGTGCGCTCACGTTGCGCTGGAACTACTACGTGGGCAACCAGCCCAAGATCTATCTCACGCCTAAGTTGGCTGAGACGTTCCGCGCCTTGTCGGACAGCCTGACGGAGAACTACTGCGGGTTCGCTGTGAACAGCCGTGTCCACCGTATGGAGATCAACGGCTGGGACGGCGACGGTGCTGTCACGGCGCAGGAGTTGTGGGAGCAGGATCACTTCCCGTTACGGCAGGACGCGTTCTACAGGTGGGGGCTTGTGCATGGGCACGCCTACATCGCTGTCACGCAAGACGGTGTGCACGCGAACCCCGCGAACGTCATGTACGCGCAACCAGACCCAGACGACTGGATGGCAGTCGCTTGGGCGGGTAAGTGCTGGGTGGAGGGGAACACTTGGTACGTGAGCGTGTGGGACGACGACAACGTGCGCCGTTACGAGGCGCGTGGGCAGACACGTAAGCAGGCACGCACCGTCACGACGCCTCCAGGCGCGAAAGACTTCAAGTTGCTGACGGAGGAAAGGCACGGCTTCGAACGTGTTCCTGTTATTGCTGTGAACCCGTACGGCTACCTGGGTGCGCCGCTGATTGACCAGATAAGCCCAATCCAAGACCGCATCAACAAGATCACGGCGAACAAACTTGTGGCAGCGGAGTTCGGTGCGTTCAAGCAGCGCGTGTTCTTCACCCGCCAGGAGGTAACACCGGAGGCGATACGGCAGCAGCCGGACACGGCGATTGTGCTGGACCCAGGCGACAGCGACGCAAGGGCGAGCGTGCAGGAGTTGGGCGGCACGGACCTGCACAACTACGACGACGCGAAGAACAGCGAAGTGGACGCGTTGTTCACAATCGCTTCCCTACCGAAGCACATGCGAGTCAATGCAGGGTCGGACGCAAGCGGGGAGGCAATCAAAGCGGACGAAGGCCCGTTCGTGGAAGCAATCATTGACCACCAGCGGGAGTTCGGTAGCGCGTTGCAGCAAGCGTTCCAGATGCTGGACGTGGACGCGAACCCCGTCTGGCGTGACCCAACAGTCAATGACGACCTGAGTAACGCGAAGATTGTGGAGACGCTTGTGGGCGCGGGTATCCCGTGGCAGGTGGCTGCGGTGAAGTACCTGGGCATGACGCCGACGGAGATTGAGGAAGCGCAAGCACTTGTCACGCCGAGTCCTGTTGCGCAGCAGACAAACGCGTTCCTGTCGAACCCGCTGCTCGCTGACGAGTTGTGACGATCCCGGCTGCACCTGCCGCGCCGTCGCGGTACGCAGCCGAAGCGTGGCAGGCGGCGTATGACGACCTGGACGGGGAGATTGACAAGTGGGCACGGCGGCTTGCCAACAACAAAGACCCGCTGACAGTTTCGGAACGTAACAGGCTGCGCGTTCTCACGGAGGCTGTCCGTAACGTGACAACGATCAGTGGAGAGACTGCACAGGTTGCTGCGTATGCAATCGACACAACGAACAACGCTGCACGCACGTCGTTGCAGGCGTCCCTGAACGCGCTCCCCGATCACGTGCTTGCGACTGTCGCGGAGGACGCTGCTGAACTTGGCTGGGCGAACGTTGCGAACAGGGACGCGATGGGCGCAATCGTGCAGGGCAGGACAGGGCAACTCACAGCAGACTTCACAAGCCTCACAAAGGACGTGCAGACGCGCTTGATTAGCGGCTTGCAAACGGGTGTCGCGCTGGGTGAGGCGCCAGCGAAAACAGCGAAACGGTTGCGTGACAGCATCAACGATCCGGTGCGTTTCGGGCAGGGACGTAGCGTGATGATTGCGCGCACACAACTTGCACGCGCATACGATCAAACGTCCAGAGCGTCGTACGCGATAGCGCGGCAGAACGGTGTCGTGGACGCGTGGGAGTGGCAAGCGTTCTCGTCTGCGTGCCCTATCTGCGGGGAGTTGGACGGGCAAGTGTTCGACATTGAGATGGATACGTACCGCCACCCCAACTGCCGCTGCGCAATCCTGCCCGTGCTTACGGACAGCCCGAAGGCGAAGCAGAAGCGTTTCACGGGCAGCGACACGCTGGAACTGCAAACC